CGAGTTACTGTCGGCCTACCATTGGCCATAGCCTCGGGAACTACCTCTCATAAGAAGAGGAATCCAACGTTTGGAACGCTTATACGCTACAATACGCCCGCGAGGACGTGGAGTAACGTGGCCTTCCGTCCAGAAATCGCTGAGGTCGAAAAACCACCCCGGCGAAACTTTCTCTTGGACAGGGACCTGCTCGGTCTTTCTGAGCATGTAAGCATACAAACCACCGTCAGCAAGTCTTTTCTTGGGTTTCTTGGCTGCCATGTAATTAATACGGTAGCCTCGATTCATAGAAAACTCTCCAGAGAAGTTTAAAACTCTGAAGAAACCATCTCCTTCAGCCCATCCTGGCCCTGTGAAGTTACGCAGGGTTTTGGGGAGCCGAGAGAAAATGGCGGAGTGGACTTTACCGAAGAACCTTTCGGATCCAAGGAAAGGGCGAGCATAAGAAAGCTCGTACACTCTATTGACAAAACGACAAATTTCTAAGTCGTTGTCAACAACTTGCTTCTGATAGATTGGTGTAACATCAAAGCCGTCAAAATAATGACCACCGCATGACTCGAAGAACCGGCCATCAACATAAGATTTCTCCTTGTTGATTGCAAAGCCGAAAGCTTCAAGCACGGTGACCACCTCTTGAGAGATGGCTTGGGGGACAATAATATCGTCCCCGTACACACCAATTGGACCCCGACACGCCCGTACGCTCTGGACCGCTTTAGCAGTGGCCCAGAACAGAAGGGATTCTAACTGGAAGGTGAAGCCATTACCCATAGATGAAAACTTATGGAAACGCCTCACCTCCCCACCTAGCTTGTAGGCTGGGCTCCTCAAACTATCGAGGATAGAAAACATGTCAGGAGGCAAAAGAACTCGACAGAGTTCAATTGCGACGGTATCACTTGCGCTGCTCAGATCGAGCGTTGCAAGGAGGCCTAAGGCAGAAGAAGCCAAGGCTTTATTTCTGGTTTGGTCGACCAGATTGACACCGACACGGCTAAGACGACTATTAAGATATCGACCAAGTCCCAACTGGAGAAAGATATTACCAGTTGGTTCAGCCGCGATCGTACGATCAGTCTTAGCATCTTTAGAGACTGTCAACAACCTGCTATAGGGAATCTCCCTAAAGCATTCCTGTAAAAGTGTTACAGGGCCATCCACCGGGCATCTAAGGAGATGTCCATTCCATGCAAGATCATACTTCATGACTTGCCGGAGGAACGGAAGAGCGGTTGGAGTTACTGACATTGGTAATTCTGACATTTTATTCTCCGTTGTGGAGCGCGCACTAGATAAAGTGGCTGTCGCTCCAGGGCCCCAACTGCAATAACGGAAGAGGTCGTTGAATGATGGACTACCCCAAACCTTAGCGATTAGTTGTTGAGCTTTAGCCAAAATGGCTGGCTCAACCTGGTCGATCCGACCAGTGGTCGAATAAGATCTGAGGCGTTCATTCGTCAACCTGCACTGCTCCTCGGCTTTGTCAAACCCGAGGAGTGCTACCTTCTTCGTATCAATACCCGTTTTCAACCCCTTAAATTTCTTTAGGAGGCATACACACGAATAATCCGCAAAGAAAGATGCAGCGTCATTGTAAGCCTTAGGATCGATATTGATCGTAGCTAGCTCGTCCTGAGCATGCTCGTATCTCAACCAGACCCCTAAGCTCTTTGGTGTATCAACAGCTTTACACATCCTGTAAAGGACGTCCCTCACTAAATCGGTCATCTTATCTCCAAGAAAATGGAAGGTGAAATGTCCAAGCCGGAATACCGGACCTAGAGGCCGGGCGAAACAGAAGCCTAGTACAAAGAACCTAACGTTGTGACCAGATCACCGATGGTGACATGGCCCAGCAAGTTCTTTGCGTAGGCAAGACTGTCGTCCCGATCCGCCTCAGTGTTGCGTGAAGGGAGCAGGAACTCGGCCTTAAACCGGTCGACATAAGCTACAGTCGGCGGCGGCGTAAGACCGGAATCACTCGTAGCAACCGTTTCCAGTTGCGGCAGAGCAATTGCTAGTTCCACTCTGTTGACACGGGTTGCAGCATTGTCACCAGGACCCCCGTCGCTTGCGCGACGTGTCCGAATGCCAATGCGAGGCCAGCCCATTGAACTCGTAGAACTTATACGAGGGGACTGATCCTCGAACCACCAGAAACCCGTAGTAGGGTGTCTGCCCAGTGGGACAAACGAGTGGTTAACCGGAGTGGCCTCGCCGTTAGCGAGGGTAATCGTTGATGCTGCGGGCATGTAAATGCTCCAGAGTAAGATGATTTCTCATCGTTAGAAAGAGGCAGATATATTTGAAGTCAACGTTGATGTTTGAAACAACGTCAACCGCGCCTATAACGCCGGGGGTGGTATGCTGGATTAGCCACACCGGATACGGCCTGTTCCATTTGACTACCGAGCCGGGCCCGCTTAGGGCCTAACAAGTTCGTCAACAGAGAAGCCGCATTAAGGAGACGCCCGCTGCCCAGATTAGCATTAATTACTGGGCGAGAAGGGAAGGGGTAAGTCGCAAGTAAGCCACGCGTTAAACTACGACGCACGACTTTATACTTCCACGCACCGGTATAGGATTTCCAACCGTCCATGAAGTTACGGACGGCTGTGATCTCGTAGACGGATAACGTGGTCGTAGTCTTGAACCCCCGCGAGAAGTACGAAGAGTACGTAATCGCTGTCTCCAAATCTCTGACATAGCCACCGATGTTAACAAACCAATCGATGACGAAGCTAAACGGAATAAGCTCCCACGCAATAGACACCGGATTCATTGATGTCAAGCGTGCAGTCTGAGTAAGAGGGTTGTCAGGTATCCTCAGTAATACCCCCAAATGTGTTCGGGCAGAAACAGAACCCGACCAGTCATTTGTATAATAGGGGTCAGGCCATTGAAGTCCAAAATTCTTGGACCCCCCCAGTACTTTATCGGTCGCTCGCCCCCGTGAGGGAGCGAACTCGTTATTGTACCGGACTGACTCGAAATGAACCGAGTCATAAATTGACTGAAGTGTGGGTTTTATCCCGTACACCCAAGTCAGCCTGGCACTCCCAGCAGCTTTCAGAAGTTGGATTGGATTCCTAATCCTGCTGACGCTGGAAATGACTCGTGCACAATCCTGACCAATGCGAAGCGTTTTCGAGCCTTGCGCGAGATCGATCGAAAGATCGGTATTCCCGCGTATGCTGTCATTTAAC